TTGAAACCTAGGGATAAGATTATTACTCAGGATCTGCAAAGTTGCATCTGAATAAATGTTCTCACCTTCTCTATTAAATTGGTTTGCTAATTTTCCACCTTTATGAAGATCACTAAGTTGATCAAGTTTTTCTGGGTATCCAAGACCTCTCATCCAGTTTTGAATTTCCATATAGTTGAATAAATCTTCATCAACCATAAACCTAATAGTCAGGTCACCAAACTGTAACTTATCTCCAGGAACTTCAATGTCCTTTAGATAGGTAGGTTGAATTGCAACACCAAGATCCATTGAAGGAATATTTGCTTGGTTGCAAAAAAATGCAGCAGCAGGAGACCTTGTTATTGCAAACTTAAATCCTGTTGGTGATAAAAAGTTTCTATTCTTAATAGGAGTAGGTCCTGGTCTATCTGCAGGAGGTTTTCTAGTTGGCATGATCAATATCTCTACTCTTTTATTTAGAGACAAAAAAAAGACCTCCCGAAGGAGGTCTTGTATGACTCTTGTGAGTATGGATCACATGAGGTTTGCAACCTTGACTCTTCTGTAGTACTGGTTGCTGTTGACTTGGAGACGACCAGCACCAACAGTGGTTCCTTCTGCGAATGGGTTAGCAACAAGACCATAACGGGTCTTAAAGCCAATCTTAGGCTGGAAGGTGTTCTCTCCAACTGCACGTACCATCTGCAGAGGTACATATGGGCAATAGAACAGACCTGCGTCATAAGGTGAAGAACCCTTATAACCAACAACATAGTACTGACCACCGGAAGCACCGGGGTTAGAACCACCCGAATATGGGTCGATGTATACACGATACTTACCTTGCAGGACACCTGCGAAGGTGTTACCGGTGTCATCAACGTTCAGGTTTGCGTTGAGTGCAGGGGTGTAGTCGAGTACACCAGCCATGGTCAGTGCAGAAGCAACGTCTGCAGAGCACATGATGATGTTACCCTTGCCACGACGAGTTGTCGTTGCAATTGCGTTCGCATCTCTCTCGATTTGGAACAGAAGACCCTTGAACTTCTCAACAGACCAACGACCGTTGGAGTCAACGTCGAGGTCGAAAGTGCCAGGAGTTGCAACGTTGTGCTGAGCACCAGTTGCAGCAGTCTTATAGATGGTTCTGATGACTTCACGGTTGATCTCAGCAAGAATCTCAGTAGAGAGAATGTTTGCGAGTTCAGCTTCTGCATTCAGACCGTGAATTGCCTTCAGATCCTGTGCAAGCTCAAGGCTGTATTCTGCCTTCAGTGCTCTGGACTTAGCAGTTACAGTGACCTTCTCGATCGAGAATGCCATCTGGTTGAAGTGATCACCATCTGCACCGCCGAGTTTCTCAGCGTCATCTGTACGCATACCTTGACCGGTAGCATAAGCAGCTTGGGTGGCATTAGTGGAAGGATTCAGAGCACCAGGGTTCGAGGAAGAACCTTGTGCAGTAGTACCAAAACCAGTGGCAGCACCGGTCATTCCGTTGGTGAGGTTAAATCCGTCATCCTGTCCGGAGAATGCAGTATCTGCTTCGTTGAAGAATGCTTCGTCTGCACCGTCCTGCGTCTTATACTTAGAACGCATTGCGAAGATGAGTCCGGTAGGACCAGACATTGGCTGAACACCTGCGAGGTCATATGCGACCAGGTTAGGCATAGAGCGTCTGATCAGGGAGATCAGAACGGGATCGAAACCTGCAACAGGGGAAGATGCATCACCGGAGAATCCAGCAGCAGAGCCAGATTGGGTGTTGACATTGGGTTGCTCAGAAAGGAATGAACCTGACTGTGCGAAAGCGTTTTGCTCTCTGAGGAATTTCTCTTGGTTTTCGAGCAGGACAGCGGTTACGGCTCTCTTATGGTTGTCTTCGATCTTATCGAGACCCTCATGATTGAGGAGAGGTGCCCACTTTTCCTGCAACTGTTCGGATTGGAACATTTGCGTTTACCTAAAAATTAAAGTTTGCGTTTGATTTAATATTAAATTCAGTTTTTGTTGCTAAAAGAACCGATAGTTCTCATGTATGCAGCCATTGATGGTGAGTATGACTCTGAACCAGAATGGTCTACACCTTCTGAGAGAGTTTCAGTTTTAGCAGAGGAAGACTCTTTCTTGGAAGCAAAATATGCTTCTTTGATTGTCTCCAGCTTTTCACGATATTGTGCTTCACTTTCAAACTCAACACTTTCGGAAAGTGATGCGAGCTTCTCCTTCTGAGTGGACGCAAGTCCTTCAGAGATGTCATCGAGGATTCCTTCAGCAACCGACTCAGAGAGACGGGCATTGAGGGAAACATTCTTCTCAATCTGCTCGTTGAGTTTTGTCTCCATATCATCAAGTTTTTCTACCATGCTTTCAAGCACATCATATTTGTCTTCAGGGATAGTTACATAATGTTCTTCAAAAAGACTCTTCATTCCAGTGAGGAATGATTCGGTCATTTCGGTCTTAAGACCAGCTTCAACTGCGAGTGCATTTTCTTCCATCCACTCGTCAGCAACATACTCAAGATAAGAATCAACACGCTCTGCGAGTGACTCTTTAACTTGTGCTACTTCTTCTGCAAGCTTTTCGTTATATTGTGCTTCCAGTTCTTCTTTAATACCAGCAACCTTGGAGTTGATTGCTGCTTCAAAAATAGTCTTTGCTCTATTCTTGAATTCTTCGGAGAGTTCCTCTTCACCGAGAAGAGCATTAACATCTTCTTCGATGTCATACTCTGCTACAACTTCTTCCTCTTCTGCTACGACTTCCTCTTCAGTTGCTTCCTCTTCAGAAACGACTTCCTCTTCGGTAGTCTCTTCTTCAGCAACAACTTCGTCGGTGATTTCCTCTTCTTCTTTCATGCCAGCAGGCATTGCATCCGCAGGCTTAGCACCTTTGTTTACAACATCCTTGACCTGCTTCAGAGTACCACCAGGAGTCTTCAGCTTAGCTGAATCGTCATCTGATTTGTAGTTCTCGGGGGTAGGACCACCAAGATCCTCAACACTGCCTAATTGAGTGCCGGGGTCTGCCATGGTTGGCATAGGATCAGCAGCCTTTGCTCCAGCATTAACAGCGGTGCGGGATTGCTGTGTCTTTACTTCCATTTCTTGTAAATTTTCTCCACTAGACATTTGACTCTCCGTGTTTTTCCGTATTAAAACTATATTTATTTATAAAATTAAAGATTAGAAAGGAAGTCATTAAATAAAGAGAGCTTATGCTCTTCAAGTGCTTTCTGATCTACAAGAGTATTGATTCTTCTTTTGGTTTGTTCTGCAATTCTTTCACGAAGAATTCCACCTTCCCAAACCCACTCTTTTCCTTCCATGATACCTTCAACGAAAGCATCAGGTGCAGAAGGATCTGCTACAATATCAGCAGCAGTTGCTAACATAAAGTCTTCACCAACTTCAGAATATCCTTCTCTGGTTTGACGGAGTGAACCGATGCCTCTAGAAGAAACACCAAGACAAACTCCTTCTTTCAGAAGAGATTCTGCAATTTTACCCATAGGGGTAGATAAGATTTGAGCCTTACCAATAAAGTCATTTCCCTTTTGCTCAAGAGAAACAATCTTATGGGAAACTCTGTCGAGATTAATGGTAGGACCATCGGGGTGACCGAGTTCTCCGAGAGCACGACCTTTTGAGACATACTCATTAGTATATCTCTTTACCTCACGTTCCATAACATTGCGACGGTATACTCTACCGTTGCGGTTTTTCTGTTCTGTTTGTAGGAAAGGTCCTTGAATATAAAGGAGTTTTTTACCGTTCTTTTCTTCGGTAATAACTTCTACCTTTTCTATCTCTTCTCTGATAAGTTTCATTGTGAAATAGATCTTTATGTATTATTTATAGTTATCCTACAATTGGATTATTATAAACATCGTGACGTTGATAAGCAGAAGGTGTTCTGGGTGTATTATCGTGGTTACGAGCTTGATATGTTCCAGGTGTTCTGGTTGTGTTATCATGATTACGGGCTTGATAATTGCCGTTGTAATCCCTATAAGTTTGAACACCAACCCAACCGTCATCATCATGGGTGACAGTGGTGTAAGTTGGTTGAGGGCTTACTGTTTGGTTATTGATGTCTTTTCTAACATAGTTAGTATTTGCCATCAGACTTCATCCGTAGTTTCGGGTGCCTCATCCTCAACTTCAAATTGGTCCTGGTCAGCAAACATTCCGTTTGATACCATAGGACGGAAAGTATCAACTCTCTCAGCAGATTTTGCGTAAAGAATATCCTTGATTGCATCACTGATTTGAGATGGTGACTCATCAGCTACAATCATATCTAAAAGGTCATCCATTTAATTGTATAGTATACGACTATGGGTATTTATATCTCCCCACCTTTGGGCATCTCAATTGGTTCTGCTGCAGATGCATCAATTTCAGGTTCCATTTGAGGTTGACCTAAATCCATACCTGCTGCACTATCAAAAGGTTGTCCAGTTTCTGGGTCAATAGTCGCTGGATCAGGAATAATTCCTGCCTTAATTTCTTGCTCAATCAGTTTATCCTGCTCAAGAATTTCAACGTCAGTCTGACGAAGAATCTTACGACGGACATAATCCTGAGAGTAGTATTTGCCAATGTAAGGTTCTGCAGTCTGACACAAGGTCAGTCTCTCATTCATCAGTTCTGCTTCTTTAAGTTCCGAGAAATGGTTATCGTAAAGGAAGTCATATTGAATGTGCTCACTCATCACATCCCAATCTTCTGGAGTGATGATATTTTTAAGGATAAGTTGAGTCTTCAACATGTCATTAAACATATTTGAGAATCTCTTTCTTAAACGAGCAACAAACTTAGTAAACTTAAGTTCATCTCTCAGGATCTCAGAAGATCTCCCCAAGTTAAACCCACCTTCGCCATCCATTCGTGATGGAGGGACGTTAAGCGAACGGTAGAGTTTCTTTTTAAAATACTCAATATCAGTGATTTCGCCCAAGTTTTGTCCGCCAGGGAGAGTGGAGATTTCGGTTCCTCTTCCACCCTCACGCCTGGGAAGCCAGAAGTCTTCAAGCATTGCCATGTATTTTTTGTCATCACGGATCTCTCCTGTGTTTGCATCGTATACAAGTTTATTGCGATAACGCATCATAACGTCACGCAAATATTGTTCTGCTTTTACCTTAGGCAAGTTGCCAACATCAATGTAAAAAATTCTACGTTCTGGTGCTCTACTTAAACGATAGATGACCAGAGAGTCTTCAATCATGCGGAGTTGATTGACAGACTTAATTGCTTTGTGAAGATACGAAAGTGTTGATCCTTTGTTTC